AAATCTTAAATTTTTAAAATCTTCATTTAATGAACACCTCATCTCCCTCATTTCGCCATTGGCTTTTAAAAATTTAAGATTTACTTCAGTTTCTTTGAGCAAACCAGCAAACCATTTTTTAAAATTTGGATGATTTAACTCTTTCTTAATTTGTTCCTCATCTGGAACTTCATTTACTTCAACATCAATAATATCATTAGACATGAGATTTCTCCTTAAACAACAAATCTTTTCCGTCATCTACCAAAGCACGTTTGTTTGGATAACGAAGTAAATACGCTTTTCTTACTTCTTGTAAATCCTTACCCTGACAAATAAATTCGTTGCTGGTTTGATTATACAAATAAAACATTTCTCCATGTTTTTCAACACGAACAACAAGAACTTTTTTTAATTCTTCTTGTGCTTTCGCGATAAGATCTCCAATCTCTTCACGAACTTCATTATTTTTTTTAATTCTTACAAAAACAAATATTCCTTGCAACAAAAAATAAAAAAATACTACAAATAGAATTACGTCAAACATTAAAACATCTCTTTTTGTTTTTCGTCAAAACTATCTACTTCCATTGGAATGGCAACCCATCCGATTTGATTAAGATCATCTGCTATTTCATCATCAACGAAACCCTCATTACCAGAACAGTACCAATTTAGATAATCGCCCTCTCCAAGAATGTCAGCAACTAATGCTCCAGCAGACCTCCAACTGTAACCGTATTCACCAGTAGAACCAATTTTGTATAAGTCAGTATTACACATAGCAGCATAGAAACGCTTACAATAATCTTTACTTGCACGCATTTTGGTTTTAATATTCTGACTGTCAATCACATCACGAAAAAGATTTGGTGTGTTTAGATTAACATGGTCATCGTCAACTTCAACGAAGTCAATTTGTTTTTCTTTTTCTGTCATAAAATCTATTCTTATATCTTCAACAATATTATGACTGTTGCGAATAGAAATTTTGCGTTGAATTTCATCGAAGAAATAAGAGAGTTCTTTAAATTGCTCTTCCGTTAAAAACATTTTGCAAGAGTTGAACTTCAACTTTTCTTGTTTATCATTGCGACAAATATCAATCTCAATATCTCCAGTAGATGGAGTATCGAAAACACTGAAAGTAAGTGTAGTATCACCTTTATCGATTTCTAGGTGTTTATGTATTTCCTCATCCATAGATATATCAAATCGGTTCATTACCACGATGTTTCTCCTTACGAGTATATTTCTTTTTACTTAATTCTACACGCTGACGATATTTTGGTGTGCGAAGATCTTTAGCAATCCAATTTCTTGGCTTACTTTCTTGAATAACCAGCGCATAACGTGTAACCATCATCATGTCCTTTTGAATAATGAACAGCTGAGAGAGCTGTTACGAACTCTCCCAACTCTTTATATTTTACCTCGGAAAGTGAATTAATGTCAATATCTAATATTTGCAGAATTTTAGAAGTTGCATGTTCGATTTCATGAGGATACATCTTCTTTTTCCCTCTTTAACGAACTTCGCTTAGCAGATTCTTCATGAAGTTGTGCATTAATCATTGCACGTTTCCAAGCATTTCGATCTTCTTCAGTTTTAAAATTACTAAGTGCTAATATGCGCTTAGTTTGCTTATGCATTTTAAAATTTTTATCTGGTTTTAATTGAAATGGAATGTAGTCTATTACTACTTCTTTTTTTTGTTTCTGTTTTTGTTTTGCCATAATTTCTCCTTAAAGCATTCTAAACAAACCGATCATATCAATCGTTACTAATAGCAGATAGTTAGCAAGCATGCCAAACGATTTCCGAGTATAAGAAGCCCAAGCATACATAGCACAACCAGCAATCCAGATAGGATATAGAATAAGTAAGGGAGGATTGGGAACTGTAAGTGCCATTGTGATAGAACACCCAATACTAATCGCCCAAGCCAAAACCTCAATGAGGAAACGAAATTTATTGCTTTTCCAATCATCTTTTATCCATGCAAAAATATTTAGCAATATATCATTCACATTATACCTCAACAACTTTCAGTTCAAAACGATCTGCTGTTTCTTCATATCCATCATAACCACGTGGATTACAAACGATACGAGTTGAACCAACCATATAGTCAAAGACTTCATGCGTGTGACCATGTGTCCAAAGTTTAATTTTTGGATTATCCAACATTAATTCTGAAAGATCCGAAGAGTATGCGCCATTAGTAACAAATTCATCCGCATAACGAGGATGAGTAGATAATTTGCTTGGTGCGTGGTGACCAACCACAACTACTTTTATTGATTCTGGCGTATCTGCAAGAGTTTTCTTGAGATAAGCAAGCATCTTCTTATGATCTTCTACTGCATCCTCTGGAGAGAAAGTTGAAACTCTTTTCGAGTGAGACGTACCAATCTCAATCATTTTATTATTTTCATCAAACACAAATTTACCATTCTCATCAGTCTTATAGTTTACATGCTTGAAGGTCACCATGCGATTAGAATTTTTTACACAACGAAAATCATTCATGTAACCTTTAATCTGATAAAGTGTCACTGGGTCTTCTTTATTCATGTCAGTCCAAAAAGTACCACCAATAAAGCGATACTCTTCTTTATAATCCCAGTGTTTCTTATCAAGAATTTGTAGATTTGGTAGATATTTTAGATGCTTCTTTAGATTTTTAAGAGTATACTTAAAGTCGCCATGATAGTGTTCATGATTACCAGCAACATAAACCACATGTGGAAATACATTGCAACAATTATAAAAGAACTCATGTAATGTTTTCGACTTTTTTGTCGGAAAAGGATCGTCATGAGCCATTAAATCTTTTGCTACACAGATGTCGCCTGAAAGAATGAGAACTTCCACATTGTCTTTGTTTTCAAGGACAATTGGAGCAAACTCAAGATGAACATCTGAACAAACCGCAATTTTCATTTTAACCTCTACGCATTTTTGAAATATCCTTCGCTTCCTGATCGGAAAAGATAGGAACGGCATTGGATTTATGCAAAGTTCCAATACCGATTATATTATTACCAGTGTAACGCTTTCCCTCTATTGGTTTAGTAGCATTACCATGCCCAGTATCGAGACTAGGATAGTTGACAGATTCTCTCCCAGGAGGATTTGTAAGTTTGTAACCTGAAAGAGTGTCATTTGAGATAGATTTTTTACTTGGTTCAACATGATGTCTCCTTTTCAATTCATTCCAAGATTGTTCGAGTTGAATGTGCTTACGCTTTTCTTCAGCAGATTTAAATTTCTGCTTTCGCTTTTTCGTATTCGTTGTTGTAAAAAATGATGGCATTAATCCCATAAGAATATTTTACCTCAGTTATGATTAAATGTCAAGTCAGCGTAGCACGTATTTTTTAATTACTAGCGTCGACTCTTTGTTTGGCGGAACACGACTCTTTAGCACGCATCTAGTTTTCAATTTTGAACCAGTTTGTTCGAATATGCTAACATATCTTTGTTCGGCTTTGAAGCACTGTTCGTAAGTAGCATAAGTTGAATGTATTGTGTAATCAGATGGTGCTGCTACGATAAAGAGAAGTGCCCACATATTACACCACGAATCCAGTTGTATCTTTCTTGGCTTTACCTTTGGCTTTGAGACCAACGATAACACCTTTCGGATCTAGAAAACGAAGATCCGTTTCATCACCATCGATCACAGGACGACCGATATAAGTCTCAGGCATAGACTTAAAAACAGCTGCAACATTCATGCCTGCTTGAGCAGCAAGACGCACGTCCATGTCGTTACCATCTGCCTTAGAGAAAGTCAGGTGGTAGTTCTTCAGGTGAGAAACCTTACGATTGCGCATCTTCGTGTAGTCATAGAACTGGACGTTCGGAAATTTCTCGATGATATCATACTTTTCCCAAGCGATGTCGCTGGTGCCATTCAGACGGAAACAAGGAATCAATCCTTTCTTCTCAGCTTGCTTGATACCGAGACGGATATCTGCTTCAAGATCGACTAGAAACTGTTCGCGAGATTCAAAGAACATGCGTGTCTTACGCTTGCGTGCTTCCTGAATCATGTTAGTAGTTTCCCCTTTCTTGAACATACCACCACGACCAGCTGTGTTCAGACAAGCAGCAGTGCAACCAGCAGTGCGTTTGGGGCAGGTTTCATAGCCAGACACATTCGCAGGTGACAGGTGAAGGACGAAAGACATGTAGCCTTTCTTTTCGCCTTTGAGAAGTTTTGGATTACCAGTTGAAAGTAGTTTCATGTTATCACCTCAAACTTCGCGAGAGTACCAACCATTGCGTTCAATCTTGCGTTTCGCAGACATCATCGTTTTGCGAAAAGTCATAAACTCGGGAGTGGGATCAGCATTGATACCACCAAGAGCAATCATAGCCAAAAGAGCAGCATCACGTTTGGCATAGGTTTCGACAGCATGCAGAGGAATCATCACTTGACGAGCAGAGCCATCGGCATCTTTGAAGACAGGGCTGGTATATAAGACTTTCATTCGATTTCCTTTTCAATTATCATAGAGTAATTATACATTAAAACCGAATAAATGTCAATACCCCCAATAAAAATACCCCTACTGCTGGTAGGGGTATGCAAATCCTTATTTTACTGGGGTTTGTTGCTAGGGTTATTCTTTTGGAGGAACTCTTCGAGAGTTTGGACGAACTGGAATGAGTTTTTTCTTTTCTGCGAATGCATCCTTTTCATCAAAATCAGGATTCAATATAAATTTTAATTCTGGTTCTTCGTTAACATACAGCATTGTCTCATTAGTTTTATTTTCTGGGTGAAAATAGTCTTTGACTACTTTTTTAAATTCTTCTGGTGGTTCAGCTGGTGGTTCAGGAATTTCCCATTTAACTTCTTCAGGTTTTTCTTTTATCATCTCAACAGTCATACCAGTGTATGGATCATAATTTAAATTAGAAGATTCTGTCTCCGTTTTATCATTTTTTGTTAAAGAAGAAATTATACTTTTCCATTTTGCTTTTTCTTGTTCATCACGTTCTTTATCAAGTTTTATCGCTGTTTGTTTCGCCCTATCAAAAAATGATTTTACTGAGGGATCTTCTAGTGGATCAGACGGAGTGTTTACATCTTCAGGTTTTCTTAACAAAATTTCTCTGTTTGCTGCAATTAGTAACAAAACTGCAAGTGGATCAAATACAAAAACAATCATAAGAATGACGATACGAACAGCAGACTCAAGCAAAGAGTCATCCATCGTATCGCCATATATTAATGCTGCAATGTATTTTATTGGACCAACTTCTGCTTCTACCTTTCTAACTTCTGCAGCAATTGGTGCTCTCTCCTGATTTAATTTTGCGATTTCTTCTTGCGATTTCGAGATTTCGTTTGTGAGGTTTGTTCGCTCTCTTGCTTGACGCTGTCTGATTGCGACTGCGTTGGCTGCGCCTTTTTCGTCAGAAGATCTAGCAAGTGTTTGATCGACTTGAGCATCCAATTGATTAAGTGCTTTACGTGCTGCATCTATGTTCTCCTTTTGTGTTTTAATTTTTTCATCAATAAGAGATAATTTAGATACAATATCACCTGTTGGCACTGCTTGGTCTAAATGTGCTTTTGACAAATAGCCAAAGATGCCCATTGATGTGAGCACCATTAACACAACAACAGCTGTTGTGAAATAAGTTAATAAAAGTTTTGGGGCTGTTTTCCAGTTTCTATACAACCATGAGGCAGAAACAAGTTTACTTGCTTCCAACGCTGCACCCATAATTGCAATCGGAATGACAGCAGTAGAGAAAATGGCAATGAGTCCCATTACAGCATAATATGCTGCGATTGCAGATAGTAAGAATCCACAACCAAATAATAGATACGTCATTTCTTTATATGTTTCCTGTGTGTTTTAATCATAATCCAGTCATTATAATAATTATCGTCTAAAAGGACATTATTGTCAAATTGTAATTTGGCTTCCCAATAATTGGTATTTCCTCTAGACTTACACAACATCAAAATATTGCGTGTGAAATGTTCTTTACCATATTTATCAATATCGGCAAGTAGCTCTTTGTTGGAACCCCAGTAATTACGCCAGTCGCTTTCGACTCTTGATCGTTTTTTCTTTCCCTTTACTTGTCTTGTTTTTGACTGAGTAAAGTATTTACGACCAATATATTTCTTTCCTGTTATATTATTCGTAATTTCATAGATAAAACCGTACCAATCTTCAGGATCCGTAAATTCTTTATTGTTGTGGACCCATATTTCTGCCATTCTAATCCTTTATAAAGTCATTGTCAGGAACATATAACTCGTTCGTGTCCACTTTATATAGGTATTCATAATTAGATGTTAATGCAACAGGGGTGTCTTTGGCGATAAACAATTTGTGTAAACTGTTTGCCTTTTGTTTATGGTCACGATATTCTTTATGACCAGTGTACTCATATATAATATCTTTTGCGTGAAACTTGTACGAATCCCAACTATCTCTTATCTTTAAGTGTTTATTTGTCATTGCCCAAACTTGAAAATAATCTTCACTGTAGAAATGATGAAAATATGTATCAACAAACTCTTGATTGATTAAATGGCGATATTGTTTATCAACACGTAACAACATTCTAAAGAAAACAGCTTGCCATTTGAAATTAAAATTCAACCACCAAAAGAAATCATGAACTGTTTGTATTTCGCATGGTGCTTTTGACGCATTATTATGAACAATGTCATACCAAATTGATGAACTCTTTTCTGTCATTTTGTGTTCAATAAAATACTTCATGATAGTATCTTTGTCATATTTCTTAAACACAGTTTCGAATGGTATTTTACTTTGTAAATTTGAAATTACATCTGTGCCAAACAGCTGATCATTATGTTCGCCACCAATAATCAAACATTGTTTATTAAAAAACGCAGACATATTTTCGCTAGAAACTATTTCTAGTTTACCACGAATATGTTTGTAATAAAACTCTGGAAATTCTCGGATACTATCTAAAGACATAACAACAATAATTCTCATCCAATCGTGTTCAGGTATAACTTTCAGCAGAGAAATTAAAACAAGTGTAGAATCAATGCCACCAGAATAAAAAACATATAATGGTAGATTGAGTAATTTAGATTTTTCATATAATTCTAATGCTCTACGCTCACAACATTGTTCATAGGTTAGTGGCGAAGATAAATCTGTTGGCATTTTAAACTTGTCATACAATTTAAATTTGTATGGTAATTTCAAGTTTTGAGAACGATCAACAAGACAAACATTCACATTAATAAAGTTGTGTATGTCTAGCCATTCTGCTGCGCCAGCGTTTGATTCGTTTTTTAATTTCTGAGCATTTGCGAGATATAGTTCTGTCATAATAACCTCAAGTGTAAGCGGAACGCTTTACTACTTCCCAGCATTCTTTCCATACTGGTCCAAAATCATTTGTGTTTGTTACAGCATTTATTTTATTAATGCAAGTCTGCATCCATGCAAAAGAACGTATTTTAATTAAACCACACGATTCAATCATTAAACCAATTTCTTGATATGCTGTTTTTGGGTCAATATTTTGAATGTTGGCGTATTCAACAACACCATATGAGTAAAAGTTTTCTTCTGGTCTGCAAATAGAATGTGCTCGAATAAGATGCATCATTACAGAATCATCAAAGTTTATATTACCTCTTTGAGTAACAGATCCTAAATGAGTTTCTAGTGAAAAAATATAAGTCGCACGAAGATTTGCTAACTTTCTTCGTGTTAGATATTCTGGTGTGATTAGTTTTTTTGGTAGAGAAGTCAACCAAGCATCTGGCATAGATGCCAAATGATCGTTTATCAAATCAAACTGTTTTGCCATGGTTGTTACTTTTGGTAAAGCAGTAGGAATAATTAATGGTTCAGTGTTAATTAATCCTTGCGATACAGCTACAGCAGAACTATATGATTTGGTAAATGTTAATATTGCTCTTGATGATATATCTACAACACAATTTAAATTCTTCATCGTTTATTTAATGGTAACGGCACAAAACTATTATCTGGAACATACAATTTTTCAGGCTCCAACTCATATAAAAATTTATAATCAGTTGTCAATGCCTTTGGTGTTCTTCTTAATGTAAACAATTTGTATAAACTTGGTTGTTTCAATTTGTTATCTCTATAATCATCATCTTTAGTAAACTCATAAATCAATTCTTTAGCGTGATACTTATATGTTTTCCACTCATCTTTAATTTTTTTATCATGATTATTCATGCTCCAAATCTGAAAATAATCTTCACTATAAAAATGATGATAATAGTTATCGATAAAATTTTGATTAATGTTTACTTGCATATCTGAACGACAACGTAATAGCATTCTGAAAAACACCGATTGCCATTTAAAATTAAAATTTAACCACCACAAAAAATCAAAAACAGTATATAATGGAAGTGGTGATGTTTTACA